GCGCGATGATATTGACACGCTCCTATCTGCTCTCAAGCACCTATTTAATTTCAAGGATGGAGAAGTCGAAGAAGGCGAAGCACTCGCTACCGATGCCTCAATGCTCGAACTATCTGCTAGCAAAGATGCAGACTCATCAGAAGGTTGCGACTGCGATGGTTGTGTTGCTTGCCAAGATGATGGCGGATGCGATGACGATGTTTGCAAGGGTTGTATGAAGATGTCTGCTAAGTCAGCGTTCGTTGGCAAGTGCCTCGAATGTGGATGTGGTCAAGTCGGAGATAATCACGGCAAGACAACAGTTCAGATCGCTGGCAACAACGGCGGAATCCGTACAACTTCAAATGTATCTACTGCACAGATTATGACACCTGAACAAATGGGTGGATCAATCAAGTCCGCTGAGGGCGAAGCAGTTGAAACCCCTGCCGAAGAAACTCCTGCACCTGTCGATGAAGTCAAGGACGAAACTGTCGTTGAGGAAATCAAAGAAGAAGTCGAAAAGGTCGAGGAAAAACTCGAGGAAGAAATCAAAGATATTCTCGGTGAGAAGTTCGTAACTTCGATCATCGAGAAGGCAACAAAGAGTGCGTCTGAAACAGTCAAGGCTGAGATCGATTCTTACAAGGCGGCAATTAAGGCAGCTGAAGATAAGTCGGTGGCTCTTGAGTCAGAACTCGTAATTGCAAAGTCAGCGGCGGCATCCGGCGGTCCAAAGCGTACTGGTCGTGTTGTTGTCAATGATTCAAATGAACTACTCATTAAAGCCGCTGAATATCGCCTCAAGGCATCAGCGACATCAGACCCAATTCTCGCTAAAGGTTACAAGCAATTAGAGAAGGAATACCTCTCTAAAGCCGGTCAACCTGACGCAGAATAAACCCACTCGAAAGGAAATAGCCTAATGGCATTACAAGCACCTAAGGCTTCCGATCTCTTTGGTGATGTTGATTCACCAAAGAAAGCCGCGAAGCGTATGGACGAGTTTCAGGGAGAACTGAACAAGTCCTTTTCACTACCAAACACAAATGGTCTAACACCAACACAGGATCCAACACGCGCTCTCGAAGCACTAGCGGCTACAAAGTCACTTGCTCCAGATGCTCTTGCTGGTCTTAACAACGCAATCGCTTCTCAGCGTATTGCTTCACAGGAGATCCAAAAGGACATCAGCCTTACATCTCCTCTCTCAACATCTTTCGCCGCTTTCGACTTGGAAGCACCTGCGAAGCTCCTAACACCTCGCCCAACACCACTTCGTAACCGCATCCCTCGCAAGAAGGGCGTTGGTACAAGCCACCGCATCAAGCGCATCACCGGTTACACAGGTACAGGTACAGGTGGACAAGGTCAAATCTGGCCGGGCGTTTCAGAGTCAACAACAACCGCTTTCGGTTCAATCAACTTCGAGCGTGGTTCAAAGATCAGCTACACCGCAGATGACATCATCTTGCCTTACAACTCATACTCACTATCAGATAGCGTTTCATTCGATGCTAACTTCTCTGGTCTTGGATATCAGGATCTTCGTCAACTTTCTTCAACATCTACGCTTTATGCCACGATGCTAATGGAAGAAAGAATGATGCTGATGGCTCGCGGTACTGCTTCAGGTTACTCAGGTGCCCTTAACGCTGGTTCTGCTCCAACACTTCCAACACTTGCCGCAGTATCAGCAAGCGGATCAGTAACTGCGCTTCCAAACGCAACTTACTATGTCTATTACACCGCTGACGCTGGTATCTCTTCAACAGGTTTTGGTGAGTCAATCGTTTCTGCTGTTGCTTCACAAGCAACTTCAAGCCAAGCACTCACAATCACAATCCCAACTGCTATCACAGGCGCGATTGCTTACAACATCTATGTTGGTACAACAACAGGTGTTGCTAACGCTCACTATCAGGGTCGCACAACCAGCCTAACCTTCACATTGGGTGGTTCTGGAACAAGCGCAACTGGTAACCAAGCACCATTCAACACATCAGGCGCACTAGCATCTCGCGCATCAGCAGACACATCTGCTTACTCAACAGGTTACGATGGAATCTTGCCAACACTTCTCGGTAGCAACGGCGGATACAACAACAACATCGCATCAACCTTCTCGAATACAAACCCAGGAACTGAGTTCCAGACAGTATTCGCTAACCTTTACAACTCAGTAAAGGCTGATCCAGATGAGATTTTGATGAATGGTTCAGATCGTAAGCAACTCTCTGATGCAATCAAGGGTTCTGCAAACGCTAACTACCGCCTACAGATTTCTCAAGACGAAGCAACCGGAGTTACATTCGGTTCAGTCGTTAACGGAATCGTCAACGAAACAACAGGAAAGTCACTCGACATCACTGTTCACCCTTGGCTTCCACAGGGCGTTGCTCCAGTTATGTCATACACACTTCCAATTCCTGACACAGAGGTTTCGGATGTATGGGCTAACTACCTCGTACAGGACTATATGGGAATCCAATGGCCGGTCACCCAGTTTGCCTACGAGTTTTCAACTTACTTCCGCGGAACATTCTTCTGTTCTGCACCTGCTTGGAACGGAATCGTTTCAGGTATCACAGCCGCTTAGTAATAAGCAAAGGGATGAGGGGAGAGTCTTCGGGCTCTCTCCTTGTTCTATAAATCAAGGGGGCAAAGATGGCAAGACTAGTACCAAGAGATGGTTTCGCTAAAGAAGTAGAAATCAATCGACAATCTGGAAAGAAAGTTTTACGCGCAGGTCGCGATGGGTTGTATCGCACAGATAATCCCAAAGATATTGCAGCTCTTAAGGCAGAGGGTTTTACCGAAGGCAACTTAGCATTACATACAACAGGCGATAACGAACGCGGGTATAATTGCGTTAATTGCGGCTTTGGTTCGTGGTTCAAATTGTGTTCACGTTGCGGTCACGATATGGCTTCACCTAAAACAGACGGAGATTAAAAATGACTTCAGCAGTTTCGCCAATAACACAGTTTCAATCAGGTTCGTATCTAACAATCGCTGAATATAAAAACGCTCCGACTGCGATTGATTACAACAACCTTGTTACTGGCGGAACATCTGCTCAACAAGATGCAGAGTTGGCTTCCGTAATCCAACGCGCTTCATCGTGGATCGACATTTATGTCAACCAGCCTTTGATCGCTCAAAACTTCCAAGAGCAATCTCGTACACGCATCACGCAAGAGGGCTTTATGGTCATCTCGCCCGACTACAACAATGTCGTGGCACTCAACTCTCTATCTTATGGCGCAACTCCAACTAATATGGTGCCGGTAACCGATGGGGCTTTGCAGTCAGTCTGGTTTGAGAAGTCCCAGATCATCTATCCTATGAGTCAGATCGGGCTTTCTTACTCATCACAAGGTCCACTATCTTTCGGATTCCCGCCAACAGTTCGCTCTCGTATTTACGCTTCGTATAACTATTGCGCCGGCTTCTGTAATGGCTTGATCTCATCTGCGACTGCGGGTTCTGCATCTTTCACAATGATCGATCCAATTGGATTGACTGCCGGAACTGTAATTACCATTTACGATGGTCAGAATACCGAGCAGGTCGTAGTATCACCTTCGTATGTGTATGGCTCTAATACAGTAGCCATTACTAGCACCTTGAAATACTCGCACTCATCTGGCGTAGCCATTGGAAATATGCCACAGGCAGTCAAGGAAGCGGCGATCTTAGCAACGACCGAGTTCCTCAAGGTTCGTGGAGATAACTCGCTCACAATGGCAGTTACGACCCGCGCAAGCAGTGGTCCAAGTGTCCAAGACATTATCGGCTCTGATATTGCGCTCGCTAAAGAGTTGCTCGCTCCGTTTAGGCGTATGCGCTAATGGCAAATGTCGGTCGCGTTCAATTACGCTCTACGCTTTACAGTTACCTTACTGGCGCAAGCATTTCTGGGCTGAACCAAGTTTTACCTCTTTCCCAAAACGCGTATCAACTATCAGGTAAACGCAACAGCTGGGCAGATGAGCCGTGCCGCCGCCGTAATCTTTATTGCGAGCGAGCGCGAAACCCGTTTGGCTATTGGTGGCGCAACTAATGGTTGGAAGCGTGTTGATTTCCAAGTCGTATTGCAAATCTTTCACCACTCTTTACAGAATAACGCCGAAGATGCTATGTCGGATTTTGATACACTTATCGACAACATCAAGAACACGCTACGCGCTAGTCACAACTTCGGTGATTCCACTCAAGTGAATGTCTGGCAAGGAGCGGAGCCGATAATCGATTGTATCTACGGAGAGCCTACAACTTCGGACAACGGAGCAACGGAAACCTTCGCAGAGATTCGATTCGATGTTACTCAAATGATTCAGGCATAGGGAGAACAATGGCAACATACCAATACAACGGAGATGAAGTTCGTGAGTTTCCAACTCTCGGATTGACTGTTAAGCCCGGCGATACTTTCGATTCCGTTGACGAGGTTATCTCAGCTGATGTCGCTCTCGCTTCTGCACCAAAGAAAACAACACCAGCAACTACACCATCAGCCCCGTCTGATACAACGCAAGGAGCGTGAGTAAATGTCAGTCCAAAATACAGCCCGCAGTTATATTGGAATCGCCAAAGAATCCACTAAAGGTACCGCAGTCACAACTCCAACTGCGTACATTCCTGTAACTGCATCCTCAGTTAAGCCACAAGATGTTTTCACGCCTCTTTATGATGAGGGCTTGCGTGGATCTATCGTTAAGAATTACAACTACATTCAAGGTCGCGTTCACTCAACTTTTGATTTCAGCGGAGCAGTTTTCGCTGACACAGTAATCTATCCTCTTTCTGGCGTACTTGGTGAAGATGTCGTAACTGGCTCAGCCCCTTACACTCACACCCTCGCTCTAAAGAACTCTGCAACTGCCGCCGCTGATGCTCAGCCTTCTGCCTACACAATCCTCGATTTCTATGGCGCGAATGTGCGTACTTGGACAGGTCATCAGTTCTCAGACTTCTCTCTCAAGTGGAGTGCTGACGGACTTCTCGAATATGACGCTAAGTCAACAGGCTGGCAGTCTGCAACAGTTTCAACACCAACACCTTCGTTCTCAACTGTATTGCCAACCGCAGTATGGTACGGAACTGTTAGCGTTGCTGGTACAACAATTTCTAACAACACAATGGGCAATATCGATATGAAGCGTCCAGTTACGCCTATCTATGGAATCTCAAATGTGCAGACTCCGTATCAGGTATTCCTCGGTGCGTTGGAAGTTTCTGGCAAAGCAACTTTCATTATGGAAAACGATACTCAGCTCACAAACTACCTCACAAACACACAACCTGCTCTCGTCTTTAACTGGACTTCAGGAACAGGCGCATCTCAGACATCAATCCAAGCAACAATGACTAAGGGTGCTTACACACTCGCAGTTATCGAACGCTCAAAGGATTTCGTTGAGTGCATCGTTGATTTCAACGCTCAGGGCAACCTGACTGATGCTGGCACAGTTGGCTACTCACCTATCAAGTGGGTTATTAAGAACGCCGTAACGACTTCGGTCGCTTAAACTAGAACGCAGTAGGGGCGGCAGGTTGACTCGCCAGCCTTCGCGAATCCCGCGCCCCTACTGCCTAGATTTGCTAAGATAACCAGAAGGCAAACAACAAGGGGGCAAAATGTCACGCAAGATTTCACTACCTTCAGGCGCAACTGT